TTAGGGGTAAGGTATGTTTTTTTTTTTATTTTTGTGAGATTTGGCGTAATAGACGTAATGGTGTAAGAACTGAATGAAATCAATACGTTACAAGCATTCGTCAAATTACGTCTGGAGATTCAATGTAATATTTTCAGGGGGGCTCCGCGAGATGAAAAGTGAAAAAATAAAAACACACTACACCCTCCAAAAGTTCTATAGGGAGCCCTGATTGCTTTTCTTGGTTGACTCTTGGGGCGACACTCGTTATACTCGTGGTAGTTCTTTTACGGGAGTTAATCATGGTACACATTGATCAGGGAATAGCCCTGCCAACCAATCGATCCAAATACCCTTTTGGGGAAATGGAGGCGGGTGATAGCATTCTGTTTGGCGTGCGCAAGCAGGCCGAGAGCTGCCGTGTCGCTGCCCTTCGCTTCACACGAGTGCATCAGCCCAAATGGGTGTTCACGCTGCGCAAGGTGGACAATGGTTGGCGTTTGTGGAGAATCAGCTAATGGCCAAGAAAGACGTTTGGAATGTTCCCCCTGTCATGCCTGACAAGGCACAGAAACGAATGTCTACTGAGGTGGCCCCGCTGCGGCAGCAGCGCAGGAAGCTAACAGCCAAGGAATGGACCTTTGTCACTGAGCTTGTGAGTGGCGATGGCCGCACCACAATGAAAGAGGCAGCCATCAGGGCAGGGTACAAGTCGTCCAGCGCCTCTGTGATGGCATGGAAGCTCACAAACCCTGATATCAACCCACACGTGGTCTCTGCCATTCAGGCCTATCGTGCTGACTTGGCGTCCAAGTACAACACGTCCTATGAGCGCCACATGCGCGATTTGCAGATCATTCGCGATAAAGCTTTGGATGCCGGTGCATTTGCAGCAGCCGTCCAAGCAGAGTATCGTAGGGGCCAAGCTTTGGGAACGATCTATGTGGAGCGCAAAGAGATCCGCCACGGCACAATTGACAGCATGAGCAAGGAAGAGGTACAGCGCAAGCTTGACGAGCTTAAAAAGCTGTATGGTGGGCCTCCACCCACTGCCTTGATCGATGCGGACACTGGAGTGGTGATTGAAAGTGCAGCAAGAGAAAAAGATCCCGAATTCGACGCGGGAGTGGAGCAGCCTCCGCTTGACATCTTTGAGCGAGGTTTGGGGGGATCAGATGACACCTGAAGCTAGATTTTCGGCTAGGGTGAAAGCCGGCCTTGTCAACTGCAGCATTGAGCGCATTGAGAATCGTGTGAACCTTGGCATTCCTGACATGTTGGTGGGTGTCGGGGAATACTTTGTTTTGATGGAATTGAAAGTGGTGGCCAAGGGGTTAAAGGTTGGGCTGCGGCCACATCAAATTGCTTTCATGACTCGACATGCTGCCAAGGATAGGCCTTGCTTTATTCTTGTGCTTGACATGGGTAATACACTACGCCCCTCGACCATTCGTTTGTATCAGGGAAGCGATGCTATAGATTTGGCTGCATTTGGCATAAAACATGAGCCCCTTCGCTGTTGGCCTTCGCGTGGCATGCCATGGGGGGAACTAGAGGAAACCCTAGGTTTAGTAAAATAAATGTAAATAAGTGTTGCAAGGTACAAAAACCTTGCTATACTGGCGATGCCGGTGCTTGATCCGGTGACCTTAGAAAGAATAGAGATGAAAACCTTCAAAGTAGTTGCAGCAAGTACAAGCTATGTCTATTGCTTGGTTAAAGCAGAAGACGAGCAGCAAGCATGGGATAAGGCGCGTGAAATCGATGGTGGTGATTTTGATGACGCGGGTTATGGCAGTTGGATCATTGACACTGTTGAAGAGGTGACGAAATGAAAGAATTATTAAGAGATATAGAAATGGGTTTGGTGCTTGCGGGGTATTACATTGAAGATCATTGGGGTGATCCAAATGAGCAATACGAAACAGATTGTAAAACCTTAGAAGAAGCACAGGCAGCATTTAAAAAATTACAGGAGATTGCAGAATGAAAAATTTAAGCTTTGATGAAGTGGCTTTCCTTGACGTTTATCAGCATGCCGTTGCTGTTGCTTCGCGTGCTGATGTAGTTCGTTTTTTATCTGCTGATCCGGACGAGCGCAGCAGCCGCGAATTTTGCGATTCAATGGACGATGTTTATTCATCGATTGCTGATGCGCATGAGGTTTGGTTTTGCGCTTTGAAGCATGCCCGAACAAATAAAGGCATGACTGTTCGCACCTTGTCGGCTGCGCTCGCTAATTTGCCGCAAGATTTGCCCGTTTTGATTTGGGACGCCGGCACCCGTTTGGGCATTGCTCATATTGACGATAGCTTCATAGAAGACGAATACCCGCGCCTTGAGTTGAACACCGACCGCGACGATTAACCCAGAAAGGATAGAAAATGCCAATTTACAAATATGACGTGTGCTTTCCCAACTCCCAGAGTGTTGTTCGCTCTTTTCCTTCCCTTGTTCGCGCTCGTGACTTTATGCGCGTTATGTCGGCCGATGACTTGCCTTTTTTGGTGATGCCATGGGACGAAAACAGCAGCCCCTTAATTGTTAGAAGACAGAAAAAAACCAGAAAATTTATTTCAAAGCCGGCCCAAAAAGTTGATATACTAGGCCCCTCACTTAAGAAAGAATAGAGTCATGTTAAAAACAGTCAGAATTAGCGCCAATAGCAAAACCGGCCCAATAGCGGTTACTTATCGCAGCGGAGAGCATGAGACATATGGAACGTGCCCGACAAGCTGCAGCCTTCACCCAAAAAGTGAAACCGGCACATCACAAATAGACAGCGATTATTTAGCTGCCGTTTTTGATAGCGTCCCGCGTGGTGGCCAAGCTTGGACATATTCGCATTTTGCGGCCGAAGCGCTCCCGCTCCCTCAGCCAAATAAAACAGTGATAAACGCAAGCTGTGACACAACGGCCGAAGCAGTGCGCGCCGTAGAATTAGGCCGGCCCGCTGTATATGCTGCGCCCTTAGAATCGGCCGACCAGTGGCCGCGTAAAATCCACGGCGTACAATTTGCCCGTTGTCCCGCAGAATTGGCCGACAATTTTAGCTGTCAGCAATGCGGCGGCGGCCGGCCATTGTGTGCGCGTCCCTTCCGCGAATTTGTCGTTGTATTTGTTGCGCATGGCACCGGAAAAAAGAAAGTTGGAAAAGATGAAAAGGGCGGCTGTTATGCTGCGAGCGGACCGACGGCTATACAATGGCATAACACCAGAAAAAAGGGCGCGCCTAATGATGCTGCAGCGCTTCGCGAATTTGTGCGGACCCTTCCGCATGGATCTTTTTTGCGCCACCATATCGCCGGCGATTGTGGGCGGGAATTGGGGGCCGCGTGATAATTGGACTAATCGTTATTTTGGTTTTGTTATGGTGGTTTTTGGATAATTATGGTTAACCCCTAGAAAATAAATTGTAAGAAGAGTAAAACCACAGTACAATTACAGCACCGGCACAAAAAACCGGTTTTTATTAACTCAGAAAGGATAGCGTAATGGCACACATGATTGACACAACAACAGGCAACGCAGCAATTGCTTATTCAGGCCTTGCACCATGGCATAAGCTAGGGCAGCAATTGACAGCGGGCGCGACAATTCAGGAATGGACACAACAGGCCGGCCTTGCTTATGACGTATTAGAAAGCCCCGTTTTATTTAACACACCGGCCACCAGTGCTCCGCAAGCTTGGCCCGATAGAAAGGTTTTGCATAGAAGCGATACCGGCGCGCCGTTAGCTGTAGTCTCACAGGGCTATAACGTAGTGCAGCCGGCCGAAGTAATGGGGTTTTTTAGTAAGCTTGTGGATCTTGGCGGGTTCACAATGGAAACCGCGGGCGCTTTAAGTTACGGCCGGAGGGTTTGGGCCTTGGCTAAGGTTAACGAGGGGGCCGATATCGTAGAGGGTGACACCGTGCGCCCTTATGTTTTGCTTGGCACATCGTATGATGGAACCATGGCCACAATAGCAAAATTCACCAGTGTTCGCGTGGTGTGCAATAACACAATCACGGCAGCGGTCAATAGTGGCGAATCACAAATTAGGGTTTTGCACAGTGAGCGATTTAATGCCGACGATGTCCGGCTGCAGCTTGGCATTGTCGCGAATCAGTGGGAGCGGTTCCTTGTGCAATCCCGCAAATTGGCCGGCGAGACAATGACGGGCGAACAGGCGGACGATTTTGTAACCGAATTATTGAAGCCCTATCACACCGGCAAAATTGAGATTAAAGACAGTCGCGCATTTAAGCGAATCATTGAACTATTCAACGGGCGCGCCATTGGTTCCGACATTGTGGGCGTGGCCGGCACGCGGTGGGCGGCCTTGAATGCGGTCACTGAATTAGTAGATCATGAGCGCGGACGATCTGACAATACCCGCATTGAATCGGCTTGGTTTGGAACCGGCGCAGCTTTGAAAAATAGGGCCCTTGAATTGCTCTCGGGTTAACCATAAAACGGGAGGGGCGATATTATATCGCTTTTCCCTCTTAAAGGTTATGCAAAAAACGCATAAAGTGGCCGGTAAAGTAAACCCTATAAACTAGGCCCTCGGCCCCTCGCGCTTGCCGTCCTAATCGTGGCGCTTGGCCCTCGGGCCTTGCTCCATGGGCCGTGGCCCATGGCCCGCGCGCCGTTAGGCGCGCGGGTTTTTTCTCTGCTGCCGGTTTTGGTTTCTTTGATTTTTTCCCTTTAATGGGGGTGGCGGGGGTGGGCCCGCGGATGGTTTTTTGTTTTTTTTGTTGCAAGTT